ACAACTCTCGACGACCTGTTCGTCAATATCGTCGCTCAGGCTCGTTTCACTGCCGAAGAGCAATCACTAATGATGGGTCTGGTAACTCAGTACAACATCCAAGCCCAGGCTGGCAAGACCATTCAGGTTCCTAAGTACCCAGCAATCGCTGCTGCTGACCTGACCGAAGGCACTGACATGTCAAGCACCACTGTATCTACTAGCTCAGTTTCTGTAACTGTTGGCGAAGTAGGCGCACAGGTTCTGCTGACTGACATGGCTACTTACGGTGACGGCAACCCTGCTGTTGAGCTGGGAACTGTTCTCGGTAACGCTATCGCTACTAAGATCGATACTGACCTGATTGCCCTGTTTGACGGCTTCTCTAGCTCTATCGGTGCTGCTGGTGCTGAGATCACTGTAGCTGACCTGTTCAAGGCTGCTGCTACTCTGCGTGCTAACAAGGTTACTGGCGTTATCAATGCTGTTGTACATCCTTATCAGGCATACCAGTTGAAAGCTAACCTGACCAACACCTTTGCTAACCCCAACGGTGGCGACTTGCAGAACGAAGCAATGCGCAACGGTTATGTTGGTACTATCGCTGGCATCAACGTATACGAGTCTGCCAACGTAGCTATCGACGGTTCTGACGACGCTAAGGGCGCTGTATTTGCTCCTGAAGCTCTGATGATCGCTATGAAGCGTGACTTCAACATTGCGCCTCAGCGTGATGAATCTCTGCGTGCCTTCGAGCTGAACGCTACTGCTGTATATGGCGTAGCCGAGCTTGACGATGCATTCGGTGTTGAGATTCTGTCTGACGCTGCACTGTAAGACTAATCGCCCCCTTTTCGGAGGGGGCTTTTATTAGAGGTTTATATGGCTATAACTTATCGCGGTGAAAGGTTCGAGGGTTACAACAAGCCCAAGCGCACCCCTAAGCATGGGACTAAAAGCCATGCTGTACTTGCTAAAGAAGGCGACAAGATAAAGCTAATTAGATTCGGCCAGAAGGGTGCAGACAATAAGCCACCCCGCAAGAATGAATCAGAAGCAGACAAGGCTAAACGCAGGTCGTTTAAGGCTAGGTTTGCGAAAGACATAGCAAGAGGCCGCAAAGATAAGACAGCATCAGCGGCATACTGGGCAGATAAGGTGAAATGGTAATGGCTTATTCAAGCGATGCAGATTTATTAAAACTGATACCTGATATTCTCGATCTTGGCATCGAGTCTTTTGTATTGGAACACCCGAAAGCGCAGGCAGACATACAACGAGAGCTACGGATTAAGTGGTGGCCCCGCAAGAATATAGCTGGCGAGATGGACAATACTAAGCTCACAGCAACGCAGTTTACTATGGCTTCGGCTTATTTAGTTCTATGGCGTTATGCTCTACCGCAGTTGACTAACTGGGTAGATGGTGATCGATTCGGAAACATGATCGACTTTTACAAAGCCCGATATGGTGAAGAGCTAGAGTCTGTATTGGCTGATGGCGTTGACTATGACGAAGATGGTGACGGCACTGTTGACTATGACGAAAAGCAGCCTGTTGGCCAGCGGCTGAATAGATAATGCAGGTTAAGATTACCGATAATATTGATGACGTTAGAAGGCGTGTAGGCAAGAGGGGTGAAGAGCTTTCAGCAAGCATCAAGAAAGCACTATCTATCACTGCTCAGGCTGGTATCAATATTATTGAAGCCAGAACAAGTAAGGGAAAAGGTTTTAAAGGTGGGTCGTTTAAAAAGTACACCCCACTTTATGCAGCATTTAGAAACAGCAGAGGAAGAGGAACAAGACCTGACTTGCAGTTTACAGGTCAAATGTTAAGTGCAATGACTTCCAGAGCTAGTCAAAGCCAAGCAGAAATATTCTTTAGCCGTGCAACTGAGTCTAAGAAAGCTGCAATGAACAATAAGACTAGGCCGTTTTTTGGCTTTAGCGCGAAAGAACAAAAGCAACTAGGCGAAGTATTCTTTAAGGCGTTGAAATGAGTGTAAGAGAGAACATTGCAAACAACTTAGTAGCAACACTTCAGGCGGTTAAAACGCCAGTAGATATTAAGTATGTCACTCGTGAACCGTTTGATTTCACTAAGTTATCAAGCGCACAATTCCCTGCTATCCTTGTTCGAAGTGCAGGTGAAGATAGGGCAGACAGTAGCATAGGCGGGTCAGTTACTCAGCGTATGGCTACTATAAATTATGAGCTTATCTGTTATGTGAAAGGGTCTGTTATTGACTCTGCTAGAAACAACATAATAGAGGCTATAGAAGAGGGTCTTGATGTAGATCGTTTGCGTGGTGGTTATGCACTAGATACGCAGATCACTTTAGTCGAGATCGATGAAGGTTCTATTGATCCCGTTGGTGGGGTCATTATTACAGTTCGCGTTTTGTATCAGTACACTCGCGGCACAACTTAACTTTAATTAGAGGTAATTATCATGGCGACTAAAACAGGCGCATCAGGTGTAGTAAAAATCGCAGCATCAGGCGGCTCTGTGGCCGTTGTGGGTGAGGTACGTTCTTTCACGTTTGATGGTTCAGCAGATACCATTGAAGATAGTGTAATGGGTGATACCGCACGATCTTACAAAGAAGGTCTAAAGACCAATACAGTATCTATCGAGTGCTACTGGGATGAAGCTGATGCACAGCAGCTTGTTCTCGATGAGCGTGCTTCGGTAGACTTTGAAATCTATCCTACAGGTACTGGCACTGGCGAGACTTACTTCTCTGGTGGCGGTATTGTGACTTCACGTTCTATTACTGGTTCTTTTGATGGCATGGTAGAAGCCAGCTTCTCCATCCAGTGCAGCGGAGCAGTAACTGAAGCAACAGCATAAGGGGATTAAACCATGGGATTAGCTAAAGAGTTACGCAGTAGAAGGAAAGTTCAGGCACGAGAAGTGCAGGTGCCAGAATGGGGTGACGAATCTGGAGCATTTAAGTTGTATTGCAGAAGCATTACCTGCTATGACTTAGACCAGTTGCAGAAGAAGCACCCTAACTTTCTTCAAAACACCACTATCGGTGCAATGGTAGATTTGATTTGCATGAAGGCAGAGGATGAGGGCGGTACTAAGCTCTTTAGCTCTGCTGAGGATCGCATTGACCTGATGGGTGAGGAGACAAGTGTTATCTCTGAAATTGCCAATCAGATGTTTGCAGAGATTGAGACATCTGAGGCACTTGAGGGAAACTAAAAAGCGATCAGTCGAGGATGAACCTGCTTTCCTTGGCTGACCGCCTCCACCTCACAATAGAAGAAGCAGAAAATATGCCGCTTAACCATTTTCACGAATGGATGGCCTATTTCAAAATACAGAGCGAATCTAATGGCTGAAAATGTAAACATTATAATCAAGGCTTTTGATAAGACCGAAGCAGCATTCGCAAGCATTCGCAATGGTTTTTCAAAGATAGGTAAAGCCGCAGACAAAGTTAAAAAACGATTCCCTACAATTACAAAAGCTATTAGCGGTTTAGCGACGGTTGCTAAAAAAGCCTTCCAAGCTGCGGTTGTGGTTATAACTGCTGCCGCAACTGCAATGACTGCACTGACAGTCTCATCTCTTAGATCAGGCGACCAATTAGCAAAGACAGCAGACAAGATAGGTATAACTACAGAGGCTTTAGCTGGGTTGCGTCATGCAGCAGAGATTACAGGCGTTTCTGCTGGCACTATGGATATGGCAATGCAACGCCTTACCCGAAGAGTTAGTGAGGCTGCTAACGGCACAGGAGAGGCTGTAGGGGCATTGCATGAGCTTGGCATTAATGCGTCTGAGCTAGAGCAGCTACCTTTAGACCAGCAGATGAATGTGATTGCTGATTCTATGGCTAAAGTAAAAAGCCAGTCAGATAAAGTTCGCCTTGCTATGAAGCTGTTTGATTCTGAAGGTGTTGCCCTTGTTAATACGTTAGCAGGCGGTTCTGAGGGTCTGGCTAGAATGGCAGAAGAGGCCAATATACTTGGTCTGGCTATGAGCCGAGCAGACACTGCACAGATTGAAGCGGCTAATGATTCTATAACTAGGGCTAAAGGCGTATTCACTGGTCTAGGTAATCAGTTAGCCGTTGCTTTTGCTCCGATCATTGAAACAGTAGCCAACCTCTTTAGGCAGTCTGCTGTAGACTCTGCTGGGTTTGGTAATATTGGCCAACGTGTAGCAGATGCTTTGGTTACTGCTTTTGCTAAGGTTCAGGGTGCGCTGCACTCTATGTCTATATTTGCCAAGCAAACTAAATTAGTATTTTACCAACTGGCCGTCTTTATTGGTAAAGAGCTAGTAATGGCATTTCGTCCGTTTATAGGCTTATATGATGCTATTGCTGAAAAGCTAGGCAAGCCAATAATCGGTGATGGAATAACTGCCTTTTTTGACGATGCTAATGCAGGCATCCAGGAACTCAAAACCGAAATAGAAATAATGCGAACGATGAATCCTGCTGAGGGGATTCTTGCCGCATACGAAGAGATAAAACTAGCCTCCCGTGAAACCGCAGAGGTTGTAGCCGCTAACTCTCCCGCAGCAGTATTAGCCGCTGAAGGTGAAAAGGCTGTAAAGCAAGAAACTTTTCAGGATAAGGTAAAGCGCAAAGCTGCTATTGACTTAGCTAAGTTCGAAGCCCTGACAGCTACCGAAAAGACACAGCAAGTAGTGGGTGAGCTTGGCAAACAATTTGCCGCATCTTCAGCCCACAGCAAAAAGCTATTTGCGGTTAATAAAGCCTTCCAGATTGGGCAGGCGATAATGAACACTTATTCTGGAGCCTCTAAAGCCCTGAGTGCTTACCCACCACCTGTCAACTTTATGATGGCTGCTGGCGTAGTAACTGCTGGTCTGGCTCAGGTTGCACAGATTAGATCGCAATCTTTTGATGGAGGCGGTTTTACTGGCAGCGGCTCAAGGGCTGGCGGTGTTGACGGCAAGGGTGGTTTTCCTGCTATTCTGCACCCTAACGAAACCGTGATTGATCACACCAAGGGGCAGGGCGTTGCACCTGCTGTCAATATTACTATTCAGGCGAATGACACTAAAGGGTTCGATCAACTGTTACAATCTCGCAGAGGCCAGATTATTGGCATGATTAATCAAGCGATGAATAACAAAGGAGCAGCGAGCCTAGTATGAGTGGAACTTATCCCAGCACCCCCGTATTTAACTCGGTCGGGTTTACCTCTAAGTCATACAACCTAATGAGCGAGAGCTTGTCTGGGCGCACTCAGGTACGCAATATTGGCGGGCAACGGTTTGAATTTAAGGCCACTTACCCGCCTTTGACTACCTCAGAATTTGCTCCAGTTTATTCTTTTATAATGGCACAAAATGGCATGGCTGAAACCTTCCAGATAGTGCTGCCAGAAATAAGCTCTAAGTCAGGCAATGCCACAGGCACTGTACAGACAGTTGGAGCAGATAGTATTGGTGAAACTTCTATTGTAATTGACGGATTGTCTGGCACCCTAAAGGCTGGAGATGTTATTAAGTTCGCTAACCATAATAAAGTTTATATGATAGTTTCTGATTTAACTGGATCAGGCACTCTTACTATTGAGCCTGCTCTTCGTGAAGCTACTGCAAATGACACTGCGATTACTTATGATAACGTACCATTTACTGTACGTTTAAATAACGATTTGCAGCAATATTCTGTAGGGCTGGCCTCACTCGTAAAATATGAAGTTGATTTTATTGAGGCAATCTAATGACCAGATCAATCAATGCAAGCACAGAGGCAGCTTTACAGGGTGACTCATTTAATTTTGCAACCCTAATCTATTTTGGTTTTTCTACTGCCATCAGGATAACTGATTGGGATAGAGACATATCTGCATTATCAAGCACATGGGCCAGCAGTGCTAACTTTCTTAGCTTTGGCTCTTCATCTGAATCCGCAGAGTTAGCCGTTAATGGTATAGATATAACCCTTAGCTCTGTCGAACAAAGTTATGTCAGCATATTCCTCACGCAAAATTATGTTGACGTTCCTGTTAAGCTATATAGGGCTGTGCTTGATAGTAGTGATGCTGTTGTTGGAAGCCCGATATTAGTGTTCGATGGTTTTATTACAGGGTTCTCAATTGAAGATGATGAAAGCTCTAGCGAGATTAGCGTGACCACAGCTTCTCATTGGGCTGACTTCGAAAAGTTAAATGGCAGAAAAACTAACCACAACTCTCAAGCGTTACACTTTCCTAATGATGAAGGATTTGAGTTTGCCGCAAATACAATTAAAGACTTGAAATGGGGTAAAAAGTAGATGGCATTTTGGGTTGTCGCAGCACTGTTTGCAGTATCTGCTGGGATTAGTTACTCCAGCATTCAATCAGCTAAAAAGCAGGCTAAGAAACAAGCTGATGCTATGGCTGGTGTGCTTGTTAACAAAGAATCAAACATTGAGCCTTTGCCTGTAATTTATGGCACTAGGCGGGTCGGTGGTGTCAGGGTATTTGTTTCTACTAGAGATGCTAGTGGTGGCGATCCAAATGAATACTTATATATTGCTTTGACATTATGTGAGGGTGAAGTCGATGCTATTACAAATATATTTTTAGATGATAAGCCTATTACCGACAGTCAATATACGGGTCTATATACTGTTAACGTCCATACTGGTGCTGATAATCAAACTTATGACTCACTTTTAGCAGAGGCTAGTGGCTGGACTACAGCACATAAACTAAGCGGTGTTGCTTACCTTGGAATAAGGCTTAAATGGGATCAAGACGCTTTTAGCGGCATACCTGAAATAACTGCTTTAGTGCGTGGCAAGAAAGTCTACGACCCTAGAAGTCCTAGTGCGGCTAATGCGTATAGTGATAACCCTGCTTTATGTATTCGTGATTACCTTACTAATGCGCGATACGGCAAGGGGTTGCCATCATCAGCGATTGATGACACTGCATTTGCAGCAGCAGCTACTGACTGCGACGAGAGTGTGACTTTTTATTCTGGCGGCCCATCAGGACAAAAGATATTCCAGACGCACGCTGTTTTGCAGACCGATGAAACTTTATTTTCTAACATCAAAACAATGCTGCAAGGATGCCGT